GATTACAGGTCGTGGTGCGGATCTACTTATCATTGATGACCCACATTCGGAGCAAGACGCGATGAACATGGCTTCGTTTGATCGTGTGTATGAATGGTATACGAGTGGACCGCGGCAAAGGCTTCAACCTGGTGGTAGAATTATTTTGGTTATGACAAGATGGAATGTAGCTGACTTAACAGGTAAACTACAGAGAGCACAAAAAGAACCAAAGGCAGATCAATGGGAGGTAATTGAGTTTCCGGCAATCTTACCTTCGGGAAATCCAGTTTGGCCAGAGTATTGGAAACTAGAAGAGTTAGAATCGGTGAAAGCATCTGTAGCTATTACCAAATGGAACGCACAATATCAACAGAATCCTACAGCAGAGGAGGGCAGTATTATAAAACGTGAGTGGTGGAAACAATGGCCAAAAGAAGAACTACCACCTCTTGCACATGTCATACAATCCTACGATACGGCCTTCATGAAGAAAGAAACATCTGACTACAGCGCCATTACAACCTGGGGTGTGTTCTATCCAAACGAAGAAGGCGAGGCAAATATTATACTTCTTGACGTTGTAAAAGACCGGTACGAGTTCCCTGAATTACGAAGAGTTGCTAAAGAACAGTACGACTACTGGCAACCAGAGACCGTCATAGTCGAGGCCAAAGCATCGGGGCTCCCGCTTACATACGAACTTAGGCAGATGGGCATACCGGTTATTAACTTTACACCCAGCCGTGGAAATGATAAACATACTAGAGTGAACGCTGTCGCGCCATTATTCGAGGCCGGCATGGTTTGGTATCCAGACCGTAAGTTCGCTGAAGAGGTTATAGAGGAGTGCGCTGCATTCCCACTAGGAGAACATGATGACTTAGTGGATAGCATGACTCAAGCCGTGATGAGATTTAGACAAGGTGGCTTTGTGGAACATCCAGAAGACTACGACGATGAACCTGTATCCCACCAGCAAAGGACGTATTATTAATGGGCATAATAAACTTATTCAGAAGATTGTTTGGCATGGGTAAGAACATAGCCAAGACAGACGTAGCAGATGTTACGAAAACAGATGTGGGTGAAGTTGCAGGTAAGTTTGATGAAACAACAAAACCTGGTGAATTTAAAAGACAAGGCGAAATTATAGACGAAGAAGGTCAAACTCAAACTGTCATTGGCAGTTACAGACCGGAGTCATTTACAGAAACACAAATGCGACAAGGTGTGGGTAGTTTTTCTGACGATGCACTGAGAGAAAGATATGTTGACGAGGGCTTTGATGACACAATGTCTCTTGAAGAATTTATCATGCAAGAAAGAAAAATTACACCAGAAATAAGAACAGCGGAACTACGAGACAAAGGTAAGATAAAATCTTTAACAGCTGATGAGATTGAGGACAGTCTTGAGCTAACAGGTAAAGAGCACCCACTCATAGGACAAATAGCAATGGCTACAGGTAAAAAGAAGATAGAAGTAAAACAAGCAATCGTTGACAGAATGAACGAGGCCTATCAACCGCGTGATCCAAAACGCACGATGATTGATGATGACGATCAGATTGGAGCTTACATAAGCAACAACACACAACCAAGACAAGTTGACGAGTTCATAGCAGATCTTATGGCAGATATAGGTGATGCACCTATTGGTGATGAGGTGTTAGAGGCAGGTAAGATTGCGCAAGCTATGGGTAAAGCAAGTCCAGAAGAACTTAAAGAGATTAGAGACATGGCAAACGAAAGCGTGAGAATGTTGAATGAGATGGGTCTTGATGTAAGTCGTGTCGATTTAGATTTAGTGAACAATACAGATGACATGATGTTGATACACCAAGAGATGTTAAAAATTAAAAAACTTACAGATAGTTTGCAAGGTGGCGCAGGTGCACTACCACCAGATCAATTAAGAAAAGTTGTGGATGCTGTTAGAGCAGAAGCAGACAGAGATTTGTCAAGAGCTTTAGAAATGGCAGAGAATGCTAGAACACCAGGTGAAGTTGAAGAGGCACAGAAAATAATTTTACAAATTAGAGATGCCTTTACAGAGTCTGTAAGGACAGGAGTATACAACTCACCGTTTGGTAGAACCAAAAACTCAAAAGGTGGTCGTGTTAAATTTTTCATGGGCACGACAAAAGCAGGTTCATACTTAATGAAACTGTTTGGTAAGATGGGCATGAAAGCACCAGACAAGATTGCGGACAAAAAACAAATAGAAAATATAATTAGAGATCCAGACACAGAGCTTGAAAGAACATTTAAGGACAACCCAATAACAGGACAAAAAGCAACTCCAGAAGATAAAATGACTATCGATGAGATCAGAGACATGATACAAAACGATCCAAGATATGATAAATTAACTGCTCAACAAATGGACATGGTTGTAAAAAGAGAGGCTACTCGTGCAGACTTTGCATACAACATGGGTATCAAACCAGAGGAGGTTGATGACAGTGTGGTTGATTTGTTGATGATGGAAGGGTATGATAAGAGGTTTGGATTTGCAAACGGGGGTGGAGTTGGAAGTTTATTTAAAAGGAAGGTAGCGTAATGGCAGTAGACAAAGGATTATTTCAAGCACCAAAGAAACCGACAAGGTCAAAGGTAAACATACCAGGACCTGACGCTCGAGCACTAGAAGTGCCTTTGGCAGAAGAAAAATCACCAATAGAGGTAAAGCCAACAGAAGATGGCGGAGTAGAAATAGATTTTGATCCACAAGCGATGGCCATGGAGATTGGTGATCCAAACGCCAACCTCGCTGAGATGTTAGATGACAGCATACTGGATGAGCTAGGATCAGAACTTATTGGTGATTACGAAGACTACAAATCATCTCGTGATGATTGGGAACAGTCTTACATCAAAGGACTAGACCTACTAGGTTTTAAATACGAAGACAGAACAGAACCATTTCAAGGTGCATCAGGCGCAACACACCCAGTTTTAGCTGAAGCTGTTACACAGTTTCAAGCATCAGCCTACAAAGAATTATTACCAGCTAGTGGACCAGTCAGAACTCGTATCATGGGTAAACACACAAAAGAAAAAGAAGATCAAGCAGAACGTGTAAAAGAGTTTATGAATTATCAACTTATGTGTGAGATGCCAGAGTACGAACCTGAGTTTGACCAGATGCTATTTAACTTACCACTTGCAGGTTCTACATTTAAAAAAGTTTACTACGACTCAGTCATAGGTCGTTGCGTATCTAAGTTTGTGCCTGCAGAAGATTTGGTTGTACCATACAACTCCTCTTCTCTAGAAGAAGCAGAGTCAATTATACATGTAATTAAAATGAATGCTAACGAACTTAGAAAACTACAAGTCAGTGGTTTTTACAAAGACATGGATTTAGGCACACCTGCATACACTGAAAATGAAGTTACAGAAGAGAAACAAGATTTAGGTGGTGTGTCGACTACAAACAAAGATGAAATATTTACTCTTCTTGAGTGTCATGTTGAATTAGATCTAGATGGCTTTCAAGACATGGGTGAAGACGGAGAACCAACAGGTATTAAACTTCCGTACATAGTTACTGTTGAAGAGAGCAGCGGTGAGGTTTTATCTATTAGGAAAAATTACGCTGACGGTGATCCACTTAAAAAACGAAGAGACTATTTTGTTCACTTTAAATTTCTACCAGGGTTAGGCTTCTACGGGTTTGGCTTAATCCACATGATCGGCGGTTTATCAAGAACTGCTACAGCCGCGTTGAGACAGCTTCTCGATGCCGGAACCTTGTCTAATTTACCAGCCGGATTCAAGATGCGAGGCATCAGAGTTCGTGACGAAGCTCAGCCGTTGCAGCCGGGTGAGTTCCGTGATGTAGATGCCCCTGGTGGAGATTTAAATTCTGCGTTTATGCCACTGCCATACAAAGGACCAAACTCAACGTTGTTACAACTTATGGGTGTCGTTGTTAATGCAGGTCAACGTTTTGCAAGTATCGCTGATATGCAAGTCGGTGATGGCAATCAAAGCGCTGCGGTAGGCACGACTGTTGCACTTTTGGAACGTGGCTCGCGGGTTATGTCTGCAATACACAAAAGATTATACGCAGCGATGAAAAAAGAATTCATGTTGATTGGTGGAGTATTTGCTGTGTATCTACCGCCTGTTTATCCATACGATGTTGTGGGTGGCGAAAGACAAATTAAACAAAAAGATTTTGATGCAAAAGTAGATATTATACCTGTTGCTGATCCAAATATCTTCTCACAGACACAGAGAGTGACAATGGCACAAACACAACTACAAATGGCGTTGTCAAATCCAAGAATACACAACTTGTACAATGCATATCGTGATATGTATGAAGCGTTGGGTGTAAAAAACATAGATTCTTTACTACCACCACCGGCTCCACCAAAGCCAATGGACCCAAGTGTAGAGCATATGATGGCTTTAGCACAAAAACCTTTCAAAGCTTTCCCTGGACAAGACCATACAGCTCACATGAAAGCGCATTTATCATTCATGGGCACACAACTTGCACGAACAAACCCAAATATTTTGGCTGCAGTGCAAAAAAACATACTAGAACACATAAGTTTAATGGCTCAAGAGCAAGTTCAGCTTGAATTTAAGGAAGAAATAGCGCAAGTTCAACAAATGACAGCTCAAATGCAACAATTAGGGGGTCAAAACCCACAAATGAAGCAAATACAGATGCAAATTAAGAAAACATCTGACGAAATAGAGGCTAGAAAGGCTGTTTTAATAGCTGAAACCACTGCAGAGTACCTAGAAGAGGAGAAAAAGGTGCTAAACCAGATAGATAATGACCCATTATTGCGTTTAAAAGCTGATGAAGTGCAAATTAGAGCACGAGAAGAGCAAAGAAAACGTGATGCAGACGAGGAAAAAAGCAATATTGATAGGTTGAGATTGATACAAAACAAAGATATTGCAGAGCAAAAACTAGACGAAAATGACAAACACCAGAAACTTAGGGCAGCTGTTTCACTTGCAAAAGCAGGTGTAAAAGACATGAAAGCAGCTGTAGTAGAGGAGGAATAATGCCTATTGATGCTGATGTAAAAGGAGGATACGGAAGTTTAGGAAACAGACCAAACGATCCTAGAGGTCAAACACAGGGAGGGGACGGTCTACAGAGAAGTGTTCAAAATAGATTTCAGTTTAATCCTGTATTTAGTCCTCCAACAACAACACCACCCAAGACTAGTCTTGCCATACCAAACCTTGGAATATCATTCTCTAACCCAAACATTGGACAAGGCATTACTAATTTAGGCACTGTAAATACGACGGGTTCAGGATTTAATTTTGGTGGAGATGGAGCGAACAAACAAGGTGGTTTAAATCAAGTTTTTACACCACAGGTTGGACCACCACTAACAGCGAATATACCAGCGGCACCACCACAAGGGATTGACACTCTACAAAGTCCGTCTTTTGGCTCACTTCAACCTGTTGACCAATTTGACATACAAAAACTACGAGCTTTAGATTATTTTGGTTATTATGGATTTGATCCTTTCTCAGACTTTAACTTACCAACTTATGAAGAAAATAATAATCTTATAGATGATTTTAAAATGAATCCCCTTTTTAGCGATATAGAAAACGTTTTTAATACTGTCACAAACCCACAAATAGAAACAGACTTTGGAACTTTTAATTTAGATCCTTTTGATCCTTCAAATGTAGAACTTGACACATCTTTTGGTCAATTTAAATTTAATATTGATGATGAACCTTCGCTTCAGTTCAACATGCCAATAGGACCGCAATCATCTTTAGTCAATCCAGAAGATACGAGTGGAATAATGCAAGTGTCAAATGTGTTAGGAACAACCCCAGTAGGAATGAATCAACTTGAACTTGATGAACAAAGAAAACAAGTCATGGATGAAATTAACACTGCTGACGTAGAAGCCGCAATGAATAGCCGGATGCCTGTGATAGACCCACTGAAAGACGCTACCAAACCGACTTTCTATGATCCTGATTTTGCAATTACTGAGTTTGATAAGCAATATTTTGACTATTTGAGGGATAGATACCCAGACTACTATGAGGGCATTTAAAATGGCAATATCAAGACAACAATTACCAAAAACAACTGACAAAAAACAAAAGAAAGTCAGTAAAGTAATGCGTGAATTTAAAAAAGGTAAATTAAATATTGGAAAATCTAAGAAAAAGGTTAAGAATAGAAAGCAAGCCATAGCTATCGCACTTAACGAAGCTGGCATAAAACAGAAGAGGAGACGCAAATGATCCAATCAGCAAAAGAATGGTTAATGGAAAAGTGGGACAACACATCCAAGAAAACCAAAATTATCGG